CATTGGAGCCCGCTGAATGCTGGCTGATGCGTACTTTTCGGCCAGAAGGTAGGCGTATAAAACCATTGCCATCCTGCGCGACAGGCTGGGTAGTGTTTTCAACAGGCGCGGAAGGCTGCGGCGCAACGTCGGCAGGCTGCGCATCTTCAACGAGCGGCTTCCTGCCACGGGCTGCGCGGAGTCGTTCGGCTGCGCTAAGCTTCCGTTGACGCAAAGCCTCGCGTCGGTCAAAGTCGGCGTGAAACTGCTGAATCTCAAGCGCGCTGGCTGTAGTCTTCGGACGGCCCGACTCGTCAAGGATAATTTGCGGGTCGGCTTGCTCTTTGGCTGCGACCTCAAAATCTCTTCGGGTTACGCCAGACGATTGATCTACGCCGGTCTGCTGATTGATCCAGTCTTGAGTTGGAATCTGCGGATCAATAACCGGGACGGTCGGAACGATTGACGCATCACGCAGAGGATCTGCGGCGACATGCTCAAACGGGATTCCGGGGTCGGCCGCTTGGCGGGCCTCTTGCTCGATCCTTGATTGTTCCGCAACAGCTGCGCCTTGGGCAAGAATGCCGGGGGTGGATAGGCGCATTTCTTCGGCGGTCTGCCCTTCAATCGCCATCCCGGAAGCAACAGAGAGCGGGCCGTTTTCAGGCTTGATGCCCATTGCTTCGGCTCGCGCCTTCGCAACCTCTTCAACAGTTGTCGGCGAGTATGGAATTGACTGATCGCCGGGGGTAACGTCGGGATTCTGTCCGGGCTTTTCCGGATTGCCGCGAAACGCCGCGCCACTTGCCCCACCCAGCACGCCACCACCCAGCGCACCCATTACGCCACTGAATGCGGTGTCCTTCAGGTTCTCGGCGGTCAGCGGGTTTTTATACGAGGCAAGCTGTTCAATCGGGTTTTGCGCGAGCTCTTCGGCGCCTTCGATTGCCGCGCCCTTCTCCGCACCCTTGGCAATTGAGCCAGTAAGGGACTTGGCGACGAACTTTTCAGCAAGCGCGTCACGGCCTTCCTTGGACATGGCTTTCAGCGCCCACTCTTGCGGGCCGAACTTGCTTTCAATCAGGCCGACCGTACCCGCACCTGCCGCAGCAAGCAGTTTCGATCCAACGCTGTCCTGTCGGGTCGGGTCATCCTGAATCTGCTTCTCGCGGATGCCGCCAAACGACGGGAGCGCAGCCGCAGCCGTAGGGCCAGCCCACGAAACCGCTTGCCCCAGGCCAGCAATCAGCGGCGCAGCAGGGCCAGCCAACGGAGACGCAGCGGTGATACCCATACCCAACGCACGTGCGCCCAGCATGGCACCCATAGACCCGCCTGCGTTACCCGTCGCTTCAGCAATGCCCGTCAGGGGCTTGTCCTTCAGGTCGGCCAGCGAGCTAACAGCGGTCGGGTTGGCATCGACAACGCCCTGCCCGTAGCGCTTGAGCGCGTTATCCTGATCTACGCCCGGCAGGAAGTCGGCGGCTGCTTGGCCCGCGCCCTTGATCGTGCTGCCGATAGCTTGCTTGGCAGAGGCGACTAAGCCACCTTTCGGCTCAGGCGCGGGCTTCCAGTTCGGGTCGAAGTCGAAATCCGGGCCTGCCGATGTCGGGGCGTCGGGCTTCCACGCGTGATCGTAGTCAAGATTTAGCGCCATTGCTTATTGCCCGTAACGTTGGGTGTAGGCGTCCTGCAATTGCTTGTCACTCAACTGCTGCCCCTTGTTGCGCGCTCGAATCTGTTGGGCGTACTGCTCAAAACTTGGAGCTGCGGGCGCCCCTTGTTGCTGCCCCAACGCAGCCGCCATAGCGGGCGCGGCAAACTGTTCAAACGGGATAGGCTGCTTGTCCGGCCCAAGCGGTACGCCGGCCGGGCCGTTGTACGCCTTCAGCAAGTCGCCCACCAAGGACATACGGGCCTTGGTGACTTCTGCGCCGTCGCGGTCCTGATACTTGCCATCCATCGCAGCAATCTGGCGCGCAATGACGGCCTGATCTTCGGGGGAAGCGGTAAGCAGACGGTCGCGAAGCTGCGCGCGCAGCTGCGAATCCTTGAGCTGCCCCTGCTTGATCTGCGCATCCAGCGGGTTCATGTACTCGCGCGACGCTTGCAGCGATTCGGCTTGGCGATCTGCGACGGAAAGCTGATTCTTGCCGCGCAACGCTTCTTGAAGAAGGCTGTTTTGGCCGCGCATGCCTTCCGCTGCCAGCAGGTTGGAGCCGCGCACGCTCTCGGCGGCAAGCTGGTTCTTGCCCTTCACGCCTTCCATTTCGCGCTCTTGCTCGCTCTTGGCTGCCAGCGCGCGCATGCCGTTGTCGAACTCGCCGGCCTTGTTGGCTTGGCCGTCCGCCTGAGCGTTGAAGTGGGTCAGCGCCCCGCCTGCCGCTTGGATAGCTTGCGGTCGGCCTGATCGCGTCGCATCGTAGAGCGCCCGGTTAAGGTCAGACCGTGCAGAGAAGTTGTCGAAGTCGCGGCGGCGCTGGCGTTCGTCGGCCTCCCAATTCGTCCCGCCCAGGTTGTTGCGTTCGGGCTTGTTCTCGCCCGCGCTCAACGCTTTGATGTTAGCAATCTGCTGCATGGAATCCCGATAGCCGTCAGGGCTGTTGCCCATCTGCGGGCCTTGGGTGCCGACTTGCGTATCAGCGGACGGGATAGGCAGCGCCGCGCCCATCAAGGGCTTTCCGGGCGCTTGCGGCTTGCCGATGCTGGAAATCAACGCGGCAGGATTCCCACGGCCTTCGTTGCCGTACTCGGGCGCAGACGTGAGGGCCGGAGATTGTGCGGGGCTGGTTGCGGTGGGGGCGGAAGGTCGGTTCTGCGGGGCGCTGGCTGCCGGACTGGAGGCCGGAACGTCGCTCAGTCGGGCGCCGGAGTCGTCCCACGTATTCGGCTGCCGGGCCTTGTCTGCCGAATTAGCAAAAAACCTCCCGACGCCACGGATGTTATCCCCCAATCCGCGCACAACATCCTTAACGGGATCGCCGCGATTGATGTAGTTGCCAACGTCGGCCAGTTCGTCGTTCGATTGCTTGTAGATGTTCGGGGTGTCATACATCCCGTTGTATCCAACCGCGTACTCGCCCCCCTCTTCCACTTCGCTCTCGGGCGCTTGGCCGTTGTTGGTCGCCTTGATAAGCGCAGCAATCGCTTCCGGGCCACCCAGCGCCGCCACGGTAGCCGCCGGCAAGATCGCTTCTTTGGGCGACACCTTTGCAGGCACCTTGTCTTCAGTCGGGCCACCGGGGCCGCGAACTACGCCGTCAATGAGAGCGGGTACTTTGCCCTTGGCGAACTTCTGCGGCTGCTGGGCTGGTTGCGGTTGTGCGGGTTGTTGGCCAGCGGGGGCCGCTACGGCAGTCGAGGGAACCGCAGGGGCCGGAGCCTCGAATCCGTTGGTGATCTGAAGCCCGGAGCCGTTATCAACCCCGTTCGATAGCTCCATCGGCTTGGGTGCAGGCGCCGCAACCTTGCCTGGCGCCGCTGCGGGCTGCTGCGCGGGTTGCGATGGGCTTTGCGCCGGAGAAACTGCGCTAATCAACGGAGTGGGCGCGGGCGTGGCCGCAGGGGCGACAGAAGGCGCAGCAGGAGCGGGCTTTGTCGGGTCAATGCCGCCCTTGATGTTGGCGAGCATCTTGTTGTAACCATCCACGCCAATGGTTCCAACGCCAGAGATTAGCCGGGGATCAGGGATCAACCCGCCTGCGTACTTGCCGCCTTGCTTAACCCCCGTCTGGACCGGATTTGCTTGAACATAACCAGATCCATGCTGAACTCCAGCATCAAACGATTCGGCCACCTGCTCCCCTGCGCCAAAACGCCGGCCTAGTGCATTGACAGCAGAACGAACTCCGCCGCTGCCGATCAAGTCCTTTGCTCCTTTTGCTACAGCAGCGCCAACTTTGTAACCCTTTTCTATGATCGGGATACCAGAAAGCGACGCAGCAATTGCTCCGCTTGTGTCTCCGGCACCCATTGCATCAGCGTAGTTTGCCGCTGCTGTAGGCATGCCAACTGCAGGGTGTAGTTGAGCCGCCTGATATGCAAGCGGATACTCTTTTTGCGCAACGCGATTAACCTGCCTAGCATCATCAACAAGAGGATTTACGATTGCTTCGCGCAAACCGCCTAGGATATCTACCGGGACAAGCCCCCCCGCGTAACATCCGCCCTTCTTGACTCCAACCTGAACACCTCGTGCCTTCATGGGCTAACCTCCAATTTTCCAGAAGGTTAGCCCGCTCCCCGCTAAGTCAAGTCCTATACTTGGCCCGAGTATTGCAGGCTGACAGAATCGCTCACCTTCGCGTCGCCAGACAGCGAGACATGCGAGTTAATGCCGGCCATCGCGCCCGCAACCAGTCGGCCATAAACTTCAGCCGCAGTCTGCAATGACTTCAGATCACGTTCGATGATCTTGTCCTGCATCGAGACATCAAGCTGCGCAAGGGAAACGTCCTTGCCTAGATTGGCCTTGCCCACGTCGGCAACAATCTGCTGGAACTGCACCTTGGATGCGTAGTAGCGCGCGCCGGATTCCCACAGGGATTTCTTGGCGTCGGCCTTTTGTGCGGCGTATTGAACCGCCGTGCCAGGAAGGGAAGAGAACGCATTCAGGTACGAAGTCAGGCCGGATATTGCCGTCTGCCGCATTTGGTTAACCTGCGCAACGGCAGCCTGAACAATCTGGATGCGCACCTTTTGCGCCTCAATCGTAATGTCCCGGTTCAGCTCATAGACTGTGTTGGTCGCGGCGTAGTTGGCTTCATTGACCGCAGCAAACAGCGCCCCGCTTGGCAGCGAATAGCCCAGCGCGGCAACACCCCCGGCGGCTTGCTTCTTGGCCCGGTCGGCTTCAGCCCACGCGCGGGATCGACCACGGTTCAACTCCGCGTCTTCATCAAGCTTAATCGCCTCGCCCTTGATCGCCTTAAGTAGCCATGCGTCAGTTTCAGGGCCAAGCGTGTCTTCGATGTTCGGAAAGAAAAGCTGCTGCGCGTTGGCAACCAGTTCGCCGTACCATCTTTTCAACTCGCCATACGTGCCTAGGTAGTCCGTTGCGAACAGTTGAGACAGGTCCGTGTCCGGCTTGAAGTAGGTTTCGTTCGGGTCTTCCGGGCCGTCCAGCGCGTTAATCTTGGGGATTGTGATTCGCGTGCTGTTCGCCAAACTCGACATGATCGAGTTCAGATCCGCGTTGGCATTTCGCGCATAGTTGATGTGAAGCTGCGCGAGCCCATCCGCGCGGGAGATAACGCGGTCAATGACGGGGCCGGTCTGGTTGGTAGCCATGATGTTTCCTTAGATGCGACGCGACATAACCGCGAACGCGAAATCAATCGAATCCAACTCTGCCCGCTCGGTGTCGGATGCCAACTCCAGCAGCCAGTAACGGCCAGACAATCCACGACCTACCAAAGCGCGGGACGTTCTGCCCTCGTTGCCGGAAGGGATTACGTTGTAGTGGTAGGCCGTGCCGTCACCGTTAATCACCTTCAGCACAAGTTGTCCGGTCGCCTTGACGCCAACATAGACCGATTCAAACCGCTTCATGTTCGATGCGCCAAAGTCCTGTTCGGCAAACGTCACCGTCCATTTGACCGGGCTCACTCCGTCCAGAGCGCCGCCAAGCTCGTAAATCCCATCAGACTTGCAGCCGTAATGCTTGCCGCCGAACATGGCGAACGAGTTGAAACCGTACTGCGAATAGCGAGAGTGGGCAGAGGTCGCAAGGTTGGCGACCCACGTTGTAATCAGGTCGTCCAGCGAACCGGATAGCAGCTCTGCGACATTGAGCGCAACGGTTTCAGCAATCGCCGCGTTGGCCTTCAGGTTTCCTTTCGCCGTATCGCTCACCGCAATATCGTTTGTGATGCTGCCGGAAAGGTAGCCTTTGGATGCGAAGCTATCGGCCACCATAATCCCCTGGCTCGTCGTCGCCTGTGCAAGCCGGGTGGAGGATGCGGCCGACGAAACCGCTACGGATTCCGTCATCGTGTAGTGATACGCGGCATTGATGGCGCCGGACGTATTCACCTGATCCAGCGTATTCACGTTCCAACGCGCATACGGCTGCGCCGAGTCGGACGCGGACAGGGCGGCGGTGGATTCCGCGCTGTACTGAAAACCAATGTCAGCAAGGGTTGGCGGGGTGAATGCGCTCGTCCATCCGCGATCGGTGCCGACGGTGATGCGGAGAAAATCGATTTTCCCGGTCAGGTCGTACGTTCCGTCGCGGTCGGAAACCTGGGCGCCAATCGCCATTACGTCCACATCAGCGCTGTAATTGGTAGTGTCCGTCGTGCTCGCGTCAAGTACGCCGTTAATGAAAATCCGCAAGGTCTTGTCAGAGCTGCGAACAATGGCAACGTGTTTTCTTGCTCCGTCGGCAATGGATGCAGTGCCAACCTTGACGATGGTTGACGGCCCCGCAAGGAATCGGATAGACCCTGCGGGATAGGCCATATCAACACGATAGCCCGTCGTGCTGCCCCTGTAATCGAGGATCACATCACCGGCAGCCGTCGTCTTGATGCCGAAGTCAATCACAAAAGCACCGGAGCCAAGCCGGAAGCTAGGCCGGCCCGGAGTGGATAGATAGTCACCCGTACCATCAAGACTAAGGTAAAAGCCCGTCAGCGCGTCGCCTTCGGCTACCTGCGCGGCGTTTCCTGCGCCCGTCCAGTCGAAGGCGCCTGTTTTGTCGCCGATAGTGGTAACCGCGCCGGGCGACCCGAACCGCACGCACGCCACCACATTAGCAGAATAAGCATCAGCCATTTTTAAGCATCGCCAACAAAATTGATGGAGAATTCACGCTGATTTGCGTGTGGAGTGTATTCGCCAAACTTTGAGTTATCAAAATCTGTTTCGTTGAGCTTTGATGGAGAAAACCTTAGCTTGCCGTCCCATGACTGGATAAGCAAATAGACCGGCCATCCTTCAACGTGAAAAAACAAATAGTCTGAAGATCGCTCGGAGTCGGCGTCAAAATAGTTCTCACCAGAATCCGTTTGAAGCGGGATTACACCACCAGCGCAAACAAGAAACTTCCTGGACGTTCCGCTGTATTTACCAAAGATTGTTGATGAAAGAGAAAGAGGCAAGAATTGCGCAACTACCCTATTAGAGTCTCTTGGAGGCCACCCGTCGCGCCAAGAAAAACTAACAGGAAGGCTTGATGATCCATACCCACTACCAAACCCGCCAAAACTTTCCTTCACCCACGCCCCAAGCATTCCGCCGTTTGATTCATAGGATTCGTCGTTGAGGGGGTACTGTGGCACCCCCCATGAATCTTCTTCCGGGTTAGTGCATGTCTCTGATCCGCTGTTTGGCAGCGAGTCAGAATCAATATTGTCCCACCACCCGCCAACGGGAGGGTCGCCCGTATAGGTGTATGTCTTTCCAGTGACAATATATGTTACGTGCCCGCTTGCTTTTGATTGGTAATTCCATCTTGATTCTATGCAAGAAATTGCGCCTTCTCGTTCAAACGACGGAATAACCACGGATGATCGGTAGGTTTTGGCGTATCCATCAATACGGCTAGTCCATAGACGGACAAGCTTTAGCGTGCTTATTTGCGTCCCATCGTCCCACGGCCTAGAACCAAAAGGAGCTAATTGACTAACATATCCTGTCGTAGCAGACGCAAGATACTCATACCTAGATGGAGCCGAAATATCATCACTTGGCCTATGACCTTGGATATAGACACGTTGATTTGTCTGACTCCAGTTTTCACCATTCAACCCATCAGGGTATTCAATGAACTGAATGTTCAGATTTTCTTCTTTGGACATCCACACGTAATCTGCGGGCTTTGGCTCTCCGACTGGCCTGTTGTTTATACGGCGCTCGTCAGGCGGGCGCCCGCCGTAACTCTTTGGACCGTTCTCGTACCAAACAACCTTTCTTTCTCCACTCTGCTCATACCAGACGTGCAAAGGGGCCAAGCATCCGGAGGGCGAGTACGTGCCGTAGTTGGGGCCTAGTCCAACAGGCTCGGCAGCGCCTCCATTAATACGCGGCACTTTGAACGCGCCCACCGAATAGCCGTTAGGGCCATAGCCAGCACCCACCACGTTGCCGGACTCGTTAAGCGCCAAAGACGCGCCGCTCGGGCTGATTGACAGGGTGTAAAGGTAGGTCTTGATGTACTGCCCGGAGCTGTCATAAACCACGATGGACGCGCGCTTCCCTTCGTAGTCAAAGGCCCATCCGAACAACCCAGAGAACGGCGTGCGGGAATAGACGGGCTGCAATGCTTCGGGCGGCAGAAGCACCTTTACCGTGCCGGCCTTGATCGCCTTTTGCAATGCCGCGCCGCTCGGGAACGACCCGCCGAGAGGCACGTAGCCCAGCGTATTGGCCTTGGGAACGGACTTCGTGCAGGCCGGCATTCCCATCGCCATCACGCCGTTTTGCTGGCTGATTTCGATTAGCAGGTCGGCAGGCTTGCCCTCTGCATTGACGGCACGATAAACGCCATGCGTACAGTAGAAATCGTACCTGTAGCCAATCGAGAAGCTGCCGCCGAGAAGAATCTGCACCACCTGCCGCATTCGCCCGGAGTACAGGCCGGGCTTCAGCAAGGCACCCTGTGTCCAGCCCGTAGCCTGCCAAGGGGAAGGGACGGAAGTTCCTGCGTTGGGGTCGAACTGCGGGGCCTCGCTGATAGCGGACGCCGGGACGCGACCGTATTTGCCCATCTGCCAGCCCTTCGGCAGCTTGTTGTTGGCAGCGTAGGCAGACGACGGAGAGAAGCCCCACATCCCGTTATATTGCTCGCCGGTCTGCGAGTTGTAGCGCACAGCATTGACGTTGTATTGCGTCATCCCGGACATATACTCCGGGCACTGTTCGCCTTCCTCTTCGCCGTCGCTCCAGATCGTGATAACGGCGTGACCGCCGCTAAGTTTGGCCTCGACGCGCTCGGTATCGCTAACCTGGAATTGCTGGAATCCGTACTCATCTACTTCGCGCATCCGATCCACCATGTCGATGCCAATCGGCACCAACCGGGACGCGTGCGTGGCTTTACCACGGCAGATGAGTCGGATTCCGTCTTTCATCAGGCAGACGCGCCGTTGATCGTGGCGGTAACGAGAAGCTGGTCGCCGGCCTCAAGGGGTTTTGCAGTCGGGAACTTCGAGGCGCAGAACAGCACGCCAGAGGTGCCACCCTTCACGGCAGACGAATAGACCCCAGCACCGTAGGCAGTAAAGGCCGTCGCAGCGGTAAAGGTCGCCTTGCTTGCGGTATTGGTCAGGGATTGCGCCGTGCTCGTGGCGGGGTTGAATGCCTGCCGGGTGCCCTCGCTAATCTGCATGGTCGCCTCCCCTGCCGTGGCCGGGAAAGACGCGGCCGTGTCACCGACGACCGGATTGTAATTGTTGGTAAAAAGGTTCATGTACCAAGAGGTGACCTGCGTCGCCCCCTTGAACTCCACATTCAAAGCGTGGTTAATGCCTTCATTCGTCACAGCCATTGGGCACCTCTACTTGAGTCGTTGCATCAACATCGAATTCGTCAATCACTTTGCCGTTGCGGATGTGTTGCACGTGAAATACAACCTGCGGACGCGGCACCGTCTCGCAAATACCTTGCGGTTCGTTATCCATTGCTTGCACCTTTGATAATCTCTGCGTCGAAATAGTCGGCAGCCGTCATTCCGTTGGCGACGCCATTAACGGCGAGTCCGGTCACAATTTTCCGGATGCCGTTTTCCTCGCGCACCATCGACCCGCCGCGCAATGCAGCGGGGAATGCAACCTTGTCGAAGGAAATATTCGTCACCTGCCCGCCGTTGTCCGCCACGACAAACCCTTCAGGGCCCGCCCATACCATTTGCGTGGTGTGCGGAAAATTGGCCAGCGTGCCGGGATAGGCCGGATAGGGCGTCACCATGCGATAGGGCTGATTGCCAAAGTCGAAGCCCGAGAGAAACCCGACTTCGCCATCGCTATTTGCCCCAAGCGTGCCCACATAAACGCCGTCCTGAGCGGGGGCGATCAAAGAGCCGGGCTGTGAAAACTGGATGAAGTTTTTTGCGGGTCGCGTCACGCTAAAGCGAAACGGCTCAGACCAATACAGCGCATTGCCGCGAAACCCAAGCAATCGGCCAGCGGCAAAAGCCAGCGACGTGCATGCAGGGAACGGCGATTCAAAGAGCGTCTCCAGCGGACGGCCAGAAGGCGGCGCGTCAATTCGGGCAGTAGAAGTCCCGACCATCACCGAAGTCGCCAAGAACAACACGCCTTCATCCGCGTGGCTGGCGTAAATCTGAATAGCGACGACGCCAGAGGGTGCAGAAGTAGGCAGGCCGGAAAGCACAACCCCCGCACCTTCAATAACCTTGATCGAAATGGGAAGGCTCGGCGTAGATTCCTCGCCCGTTGCCTTCGCCCACGTCACCGCAAATTGATACGTACCGGCTTTCAGCAGCCCATTGGCAACAGCCGAAAGAACGGGAGAACTCGGCGCGGCCAGCCCAAGCGGAACGCTATTGCCCGACGCTGAAACCTTGCCGACCGAAAACCCGTCCGACCAAACAATCTCGTTCGTCGGCAGCGTCGCATAACAAACAGGTGACGCGGGCTGCAATCCGGTCGATACCGTTTCCGTGATCGGCCCGATAGTGCGCTTGAGGCTGTTGCCGTCAGCGTGCAGCATCATGCCCACGTCCGCGTATAGGCTGTGACACCGAACGCCCGCCACGCGAGCCGCTGCCGAATAGCCGTCGCGCGTCCGCAACACGCCCTCGTTCGTCACGTCCATATTCGTGGCGTCACGCACCGAACCTTCCGGCATGGCGTAGTTCGGCGCCAGCGTATTCATCCCGGCAGCGAACCTTTGCGTCTTGGGTAATTGGGCTTTGCTCACGCGAATAACTCCTTGTTGCGTGAGTATCGGCGGCTCCCCTTTAAGTAGCCCAAAAGAAAAGCCTCGACACTGGGCCGGGGATAATGCCGATGAACTCAGCTCTCGGAACCTGCCGAGTCAGTTTTTAGATCATTTTCGTGATGTCGCGAAATTGATCTGGCGGTGCAATCCCCGCGCACCAACGGGGGTTAGATTTACAGCCCGAGTTTCGCCCGCTCAGCCCGCCCCCATTGCCGCACTGCTTCGACAAACTCGCCGAAGGCCTGCATTTCTGCCAGCTCGCCGGGCGTGGGCTGGTACATTCCAGCCGCCGCCCCGACACCAATGCGGGCGAAGAACATCTCATCGTCGATCGAGTAGCGAGCGCGGATCTTCTGCACCATGCGCTCAGAGATCAGCACGCAGTGAGGGCTTATAGCCTTGAGCTGGGCGAGCAGCTCGGCAGTGGGCGTGACGGTTTGCAGCGTAGCGGCGACTTGTGGAAGCTGCTCGGGCAGCGTGACGCCGCCGGGCACCGAGACGTAGGTCAGGCCGCCTACGGTCCCGAGCTCTGCGCAATAGATTTCACCTTCGGCGCCTTGCGCATCAGGCATGCGCAGCTCATAAGTCGTGTAGGCGTCGGAGGTTTTTTGATAACTGATAATTTTTGGCATGTTTAAATCCTTATTAGAGATACGAGGCGGCACGGAAGCCCACATCGTCGCTCGAGCTCGTCCGCGCGCGGAACCAATTGACGGCCCAGACGCCGGCAAGCGACCCAACCCACCAGCTGCCGCCGGCAACCAGGCACAGCTCGTTGCGCACGTACTGGTAGTAGTAGTCCGCGCCAAAGGCGTTGCTGCCCGCCGCACTGACGCCCGACGGCTGAGGCTGCCCGGCGCCAGCCAGTATCCAGTCATTGCCGGAGGTAGCGCTCGACAGCACCTGCGCTCCAGCGTTACCGAAACGCTGGGCAACGCCATTATTGGGATAGTCAGTGCGGAATGGCGGAGTGATCGCTTGGAAACTCGCGGCAGCGCCGACAGCGCCCCAGTGGTCGCTAGCCAGCGTGTTGCCGGCCGTAAAGTCGCGCATCCTAGTTGCGGTTTTCGCGGCATAGAAGGCGCCGCGCACCGCCAGGCCGCTGCTCGTATAGGCAGGCAGTGCGGTGGAATCGACACCGTTGAGCGAGAACGTATCGGCCGTGAGCACCGTGATGGTGTAGAGCCGATCATTGAGCGCCGTCATGCCTGCGACGCTAGCGATCAGGATCGTGTCTCCCGTGGCGAAGCCATGCGCAACAGATGTCACTACAGCGGGGTTGGCTTGCGTGATTGCCGTGATGGCCTTGCTCGTGGCCACGCACTGCACACCCAGCGCCACTTCGTACATATTTCCGTTCAGATCAGCAACGCCGCATGCTTGGCCGTTGTGGGTGGTTTTTGCGAATGGTGCGCCGCTACCGGTTTGCCCGCAGTTGCTGTAGCCGTCTGAGACGTACAGCACGGATGTGTCATTAACATCCCGCAGGGCGTTGTTGTTGTTGCCCTTGGGAAAGTTGCTCACGCCGGTAGCGTCGTACCACGCGCACCAGGTGCTTGCCGTAGCTGCCTGGCCGTGCGCCATCGAGAGCATGGCCAGCGCGCCGTAGATGAAGATAGAGGCCGGGTGAAACGCGCCGCCTCGGGTCTTTGCCGCAGCAATCGGGCCGGCGTAGGTCAGCGACGGCGCACCGTCAAGCGCAGAGATCGGGTTGTGCGCGGCAGCCGTAGAGAGCGGCGCACCATAGCGGATCGAAGATGCAATGCCGCTGTTGTTGCTGCATTGATACTTGTCCACAAAAAACCCCAGCTGAGGGCCGCCGTCAAAGAAGGCACGGTGCAGGGCGTAGCCGGCCGAGTTGGCGTCGGCCTCGCTGTTAAAAACAGAGTCCCCCGCGATGTCGATTGCGTTGACTCCGTAAGTTGCGTAAAGCGGGCTGGCCGGGCTGCCGATGCGGTAATAAAAGCGTGGCACCCAGACCATCACAGAGCCATCGCTGTACTGGTAGTTGCCGTAGTTGTCGCTGGATGTGTCGGTGGTGCCGGGCATTGCGGCGTAACCTGTGGGCGGCACCGGGCACACGCCCACTCCGAAGCCTTGGGCGCCGGGGGTGCCGATGCGGTTGGATGTGGGGATGACGCCGGACTCATTAATGCTAAACAACTCCTGATCGCCTGATACGACTTTTACAACCCCCTGGGCCGAGGTGGTTGTAACCGTCAGCGCCGACGACATGGCCCCGGTCTTCGGGTGCCGGAACTTCAGATCACCCACCACGCCCATCGTGGTTTCATCAATCTTGTAAAACCCGCTGTCTGCCGGCGGGGTGGTGCTCGTAACTTTGAGCTGTTCGACTTCCAGCCGTCCCAATTTATCCATGATCTTTCCTATGCAATCGGCGGGGCAAACTGGAGCTGTCTTTCAGCCCGCCACGCTGCATTGCGTGCGCTGGACCGAAAGCCGAACTCTTTTTCAAAGTTCGCCAGTGCGGTTTGAGATTTGTTCGCGTCGAACACTTCCGAATCCTGCTTTGCGTAGGCCCGGTGAAGCATCCACTGCACTAACTGAGGGTGATACTCTTTGCGAATTTCCGGCTCGTCGGTGTCGGCCACCATATCTACAAGCGGCAGGCGAATGACTGACAGCTTCAGCACGTCATTCGCAGCCGGTGACGGCCACAGCCGGATTGCGTTGGACTGGTAATCCGTCACGCCTCGCCACGGAAGCCCGGTCTGGTTTTCCCATCCGGGAATCGAATCGTCCATTTCCTGCACGGAGATTCCGCGAAGCTGGATGAACTGGCTGGCGAGGCGCATCCGCTGAATGTCCAGAATGCGCGGGTCAAGTTCTACGATGGGATCGCCCGCAGTCACCGCAAGCTGACAGATTGCAGTCGTCACAGAATCGCGCAGCAGGTGCCCACGCCGGCAGGCTTCGGTTTGAGCCTCGTTAGCGTAGAGATTCAGGATCAAGTTCGGCCACAGAAACGGCTCTGCCGTGTCGCCCGCCTCTTCCCGAAAAAGTGCCCGCAATTCCGCAAGCGTCATGGTTACACCCGCTCGGCCAGCAGGTTACGCAGCCAGGGCGAGCCCTTCGGGTTCTTGTCTTCGATCACGGAGAACGGAAAGCGCAGCGCGTGGTGCGGGCGCATTGTGTTCATGTGCTCGCCAAGACGCTCGTCAAGGTTTTGCGAGAAGCTGGTTTTCTTCATCCGTGCCAGTCGCTCGACGTAGCAGCGGCGCACGGTTTGCGGGTTGCCGCGCATGAAGAACTGATGCCGACCATTCACGCCGACTTCGACCAGATCAACGTCGTTCGGGTCCGTCGATTCATGGATCATGATCGTCACGGGTTCCTGCATGAACTTCTCGATTTCGGCGTAATCGTCGGGCAAAACACGATCAATGACTTCAATGTCGGGCGGGCCGTTGCCGATGTCGTTGATCGAAAATTCATCGGCCTTACCCAAGTATTCGTTCGTGGTATCGAGGCGCGGACGTGCCATGCTGTTTATCCTTTGTGCGGGGCCACCACAAAGGCAGCCCCGTTGTTAATTACCGGGCGAACCAGTAGCAGGTTTTGCTTGCAGCGATTGCGCCCAGCGTGGCGTTTTGCAGCACACGGAAGCCCTGCGAATCGACAGTGATGCCGCCGTTCGTGGTTTCGAGCGTGCGAGTGCCGGCGGCAGCGGTCTTGATGCTGGTGTTCGCTGCCATGCCTTCAAACCATTCAACGCAGATGCGGTCGGTGGCGTTTTCCCATCGCACGTATCGCGGCCGGAAGCCAGTGAAAACGCGCGTCGAATCGGCGGCGACGATGGTCGTGGCGTCATAGACGACAGAACCTTGCGTGGTGCCGTTGGTCAGTTGGTCGTTGCTGCTGGCGCTGGTTTGGCCCGCGATGTTGTCAGCCATAATGCTTCTCCAATCTTGGAAGTCCGGGCGACCTAAGCCGCCCGATTAGGTCACTTACAGGGCGGTGATGCCGGCTTCGATGATCGCCATCCATCCGTCATTCAGCACCGTGCAGTTCATATAGAACTTGGCGCCAACAAAACCACGCTGCCCCAGCGGGTCGGACTTGGTTTTCTCGCCGGGCGGAATCCACGTCGGATCGAGCGAGTCGCCGCCGCGCAGCGCCACTTGGCCCCATGCGTCTTCGCCGCACACGATCACGGGATACACATCGACGTTCGAGCCGCCGGTCGAATACAGGCCGGTGGCGCCCACCGCTACGCCGGCGTTGATGTAGGGATTGAGTTCGGGCGAGGTGATGAAGCGGAAGTTTTCGACGCTGCCAATTTCCTGGTCGTGCATCGGCTTGCGGGAGCCGTAAGCCGCAACCGTAGTGAAGCCGGCGATGTCGCGAACGTCCTGTTCAACGTCGGTGTGGCAGAACACCAGATAGGCGGCTTCGACATACTTGCTGCTGACGTTCGGGGTCGGGGCAAGGATCGAGGTGATGCGCTTGGCGTGGTTGGCCTGAATGTTCCGGCTGGCCTTGCGAAGCATGGTCAGGGTCAGTTTGGCCGCAACCGTCGCACGCGAAGAACCGCCGGAGTAGTAGGCGTTGGCGCCGGACTTGATGACGCCGTAGCGCACCATTTCGCGAATCAGGCCGACACGCTCGCCGCACTGCTTCTTCATTTCCGCCGGAACGTCGTCCTCGTAGGTATCAACGGTCTGGTCGGTCACTTGGTACAGGCAGCCGTACTGGTTGAGCGTGACGGTGATGTCCTGCGGGGTCAGCGAGTCGGCAGTCGGGGTGACGCCTTCGGCCAGGACGTGCGCGGCGGAATCGACGCTCCAGCGGTTGATGGTGTTGAAGTTGGTCAGCGAACCGCCGTAGGGCAGATACCGACGATAAACAACGGTCTTGCCCTTGTTGGCCGGAATCTGGCGCTGCATGCCGGTGATGCCCAGCGTTTCGACGGGGATCGAGTGACTGAGAATCTCACCCTTGAGCTTATTGATCCGGCCGGCGGGGTTGCCATAGCTATAAACGGACATTTTGGTTACTCCTTATCGACCGCGAGCTGAATAGAAACCCGCGACAAATTCATCTTCGGCGGAGTGGGCGGTAGTGACTTTGCTTCCACCGCCAGGCGTAAGCGCCTGCTCCAGCCGCTGCTTGTTCTTTGCGCTGCGGTCTTGGGTGCTCTTCTTCCAGTCTTTGAAACCGGAAATGACACCGCCAAGAACCTGCGCGCGATCAGTTGTTGAATAGGCTTGCTGCACGTCTTCCGGCTGCGTCGCGATCCACAGGCTGAAATCCTGTGAAGTCACAACGTCCTGCCAATCGCTGTGCTGCTGGCTCATGAGCGCCAGTTGCGTTTCACGCTGGACGGATGCGGAAATATCCTCTTGGCTAATCTGCTGGACTTGCGGAATTGCCTTGATGCGTTCCTCGACAATTCGCTCTGCGCGCTTTTCAGCAATGGCCGCGAGTTCGGGGTATTCCCGCTCCCAATCGGTCAGGTCTTCGTCGGTCTTCTGGATTGCGGGCGCTTCGTGCGTCGGCGTTTCCTTTTTGCCGCGAATCTCTTGCAGAGTTCCGTTCAGTTCTCCAATTTTTCCGTGCGTCTTGCGAAGCTCTTTCTCCAGAGACTCAACCCGAGTGGCCTTTTCGAGCAGGTTCTTCAATTGAGATTCGGTAAATCCGGCAAACAAAGGCTCTTCGCCCTTGTCCTCCGGCAGCACGTCCGGCTTTGCTTCAGGCTCCGGCGCCGGCTCGACTTCATCCCTCTTCACTTCGGGCGGCGTGTAGTCGTCGGAAGTGCGCAGGGAATTGAACCCTGCGACGAATTCAGCTTCGGCCTGTTGCTCGGTCTGTTGCGTTTCGCTCATGTAATGCACACTCCAAGCAATACCCTGCTATGCAGGTCATTGACGAAGGGGGAATTAATCCTCGTCCGTCGCTGTTGCCGGGGATTTTTTTGCAATCGCCAGCAATTGCTTCAATTCTGCTATTCCCCCCCGTAAGTGCGAGGTGCGCTCTATTGACAAATCGCCGTCGTTCTTTCTGCGCAATTCGTCAGTGCGAGACTCGACAATCTCAACGAGTGCCCCACGTGGCGGAAGCGAAATCAATCTCGGGCTTCATTGCCACCCTCGATTCCTCGATTCATTCCGACGTTCGGGTTTGACGGATAGAGCGGGTTGGTGTTT